TGGGGATATAATGGAACACCAAACCCTTAAATTGGTACTCTTGGAATTGCGCAGCAATCCGGGATAACCACGGAAAGGTGCGGCCGTTTCCTGGATTGAGCTGGTAGGAATCCTGAACAGCAAACGCTGTCGTCCCGCCAATCTCACCAAGATACTCCTTATGTCTGATCACAACTGATTGCCCTTCGTTGTGCATCATAGGGATGGCGCTTGAAGCCTTCATGGATTGGCGAACGATGGAGTTGTTAGCAACCGAATAGTCACCACTCCCCAACCACCTGCTGAGCGTAGCTCCCAGCGAGTGTCCAACACCACTTCCAGCAGCCGGCATACCAAAAATACCACCGACAGCACCACCACCTAGCGCGCCCAAGGCACGCAACGCTGACCCGAGACGAGTCACCTCACCCGCTGCACTGCTTTTGACAGCACGTTTCGCAGATGATTTCTTATTCTTTTTATTTTTCAAGGCCATTTTCTTAGCCATCCTGAGTTCTGTTTTGTCGTCTGTAACTCATTACAGGTGCCTTAGAAACGGGGGAGGTTCAACCTCGACCAACCCATCTCTGTACGACAAAGTCTCCATTCCACTAATTTCAAACCGGTCATAGTAATCCTCAAGCGCAATCTGGTAGTCTGGTGTGATGCCAGTTGCCAGATAGAACGACGCCCGTGCCTCAGCTGTCACCTCTTCTAAGGTTGCTGTTATGCCGGCGCATCGTTCTAGTGCTCCCGTGTTACGGAACACTGCTCCTTTGAATTTCGATGTTGACTTGGTTCCCGATCGTTTGAAGGCGTTGTAGAACGACTGGAGAACAGGGCAGCCCGGCACCGAAGCCAACCCACACTCTCCAACCGCTCCCAACCACTTGCGCCAAACACGGTCATTCTGGATGACCATGAGACACATAGGGTCTTTCTTCAAACACGTCCGTACATTGCGCACCATGGCCCAGCCACGACCCAAGTTCACAGGGTGTGACTGACAGAATTCAATCTGTTCAAATACGTACACGGGGTCCTCGACCACCATCCTAAAGCCGTAAGATTCGAAAAAGTGGGGCACTTCCTCCAAAACTCTAGCCAAATCACTTCGCTCCATCATCAACACGCAGTCGTCGCCATTGTTAGCAAGTTCTGCGTCCACACCCAACTTCTTACACATGGCAAGAATGAGTGTGCACATCAACACACAGTTGCCCAGTGACGTATTGAGATCTCCACTACATCTCGTCCCGGGTATTTTGAAGAAAGAC